TCTTTACCTGTTCCATTGCGGTATAGCAAGATTGCAACGCAGTAGCAAAAGGAGTGATGTCTACTAAGTCAATCGCACCTTTCATTCCTTGCTTTTCGGCAAATGCCATCCAATTATGTACTGGAATTAAGGTATTATTTTCGCCTTCAGAAAATAATCTAGCTAATTCACTAGCAGAAGCATCGTAAACGCCTCGTACCTTTAAAGCATTAATTAAGCCGTCTATGCGGTCACACAGAGCGTCTAATTCTCTAGCTTGGTCTTGGTATATGACAAAGTCAGGAATAGGCTCAAGGCTGTCTGTAGTGAGAGTAGCGTATAAAGGCTTTGGACAAGGCCAGAAGTTTTCTAACTGTAATGGGTCATCACGCTCATCCAATATCTTTCCGAGGGACTTAGAAATCCATAATACTTTGCCTGTTTCTTTGTCCCAGATTTCGTAGATAACGGCTTCATATATGCCATCCATAGGCTTATAGGAGTTTTTATCATCGGCTGGCTTTGTGTCTAATGGGATTTTATGGCCCATTTCTTCGCCAAAACGCTCAACTAATGCAGGGCGAGTCATATAAACTTTACGCCATACTGCGGTGACTTCTTCCCAAGTTCTAGCACCAGGTGAGTGTCCAAACTCTTTCCAATGCACATAGTCTACAGGGGCGCACTCATATTCAATACGCTCTTGGGATTCATTCTCTACTGCACCTTCGGTTTCAGCTTCGTCAGTATCTTCAGTAACTTCTAAACCATCGTCAGGCTCACCTTCTTCGGCAGCAAAATGAGGCTCATAACGCACCCAAGCCACGCCACGACCACCTAATAAACGGTCAAGGACTGAGTTAGTCATAGCAGACTTATAATCACCATAATGCTCAATTTCAAACTCTAAGGCTCGCTCTAACATCATTGAAGCGACTCGACCTATAGGGTCATTATCACGAAACCGACGGCTTACATCAGGTCTAGGCAGTCTAGCAAAGATAGCAGGTTGGATTGTTTGGACATTTGACCAGAGGATATTAAACCTAGCATTAGGATTGCGGTCATACCGGCTATCGTCTTTGTATTTTTTGACAATGCGGTCAACTCTAGCTTCCCAACGCTTATATTGGCGCTCATAGCCTCCAATAACTTTGTACCAATCTTCGTAGCTATGTGCTATTTCATTTGCCATCAATATCTCCTATTCACTACATTCTTTGTGTCTTTCCACAAATCATTGAGTGATACTTCAGTTTTTCCTACAAACAGCCCTTTAATCGAGTCATCTTTATGGGGCAACTTAGCTTCTTCTTTCCAGGCTATAGATAGCATCCTAAATGCGTCTGCACCATGAGAAGTCCAATCATGCCTAGGTTTATCCCTAAAGACTTTCTTGTCCTCATCGTACTCACGCTGATACTGTCTTAAACATTCAATGCCATCCTCGCATTTATGGTCAAACCAAGCCCTAGTTAATGCTAGTCGTGTTGCTTGTATTCCATCTTGCAATGACAACATTGGTACAATTTTCATTGATTTTAACGCAATTTTGTCTGAAAGTTGCTCAATTATGCTTCTATTTGACGCTAATGTCTTAGCTCTCGCATCGTGGGGTAAATAATGTGTGCCATATACATAGCCTCTTTCTGCTTCTCTTGAAGCAATAATGCCAGTATAGAAAGCTACTGGTTGACCGTTAGAGGAGTGATAGTCTAAGCAGCGAATCTCCCCATGCACTACTTGAAACCACCAGATAGCCGTGTCATCGCTATAACCTAAATCCCATGCAGTATGCACAGGAAACATAGGGTCGTACTCAATATCAAGGATTCTGTCTTGGTCAGTAAGCTGACGCATCTCTTTGCCGTAAAAAGCGCCTAAAATTGCTGATTCAAAATCACATTCCCACTCAGCTAGATACTGGTCTTCAGTCTGCATCTTTTTAGCATCGTCTAATTCTTCTTGGGGGATTAAGCCTGTTTGACTAGCCCTTAGTGTCTTTACATACCAGCCACTATCTTTTGTAGCGTTGCTATAAATGTCCCAAAACTGGTTATGACCTTTAGGAGTGCCAATAAACACAGCCCAACCCCTTCTGTCTGATAATAATGGCCTTAATACTGCACCCCATATTGAAGGTTTCATGTCGGCAAACTCATCCAACACTACGCCATCAAGGTACAAACCACGCAAACTGTCAGCGTTATCAGCACCAAACAAACGAATCCTTGCGCCATTGATTAACTCTACCCATAGTTCTGATACATTGTGATTAACCCTTACAGGCTCTGAGAAACGCATAAGATAATCGAAAGCAATACTTTTAGCCTGGGCATAGTAAGGTGCTAAATAAGCATATCTACCATCAGCTTTGCCTTCAGTTAATGCTTTTACTATTAAATCGTTAATACAAGCCACAGTCTTTCCACAGCGTCTATGGGCTACAACTACTGCCCATCTTTGCTTTCTTTGGTGGAAATCTTTAAATACGCTTCTAGGGCGATACCTAAGTTTTATGTTACTCATCAGCCCATGAAATAGTAAGTGCTACAGGCGCTTTAGCATCGCCTACTACTTCAGTCCTAGCTAACTTAGGCACATGGTATTCCATTATAGTTTGAAGCATACCAAAGGCTTTCTCAGGATTGGGTGCTACTAACCATTTATCTGTCTTAGGGTCTTGTTTGCCATCAGCAACGGCTATAAGCCATTCTTCCATTTTGCAAGCATTACCCTCAACAAACTTAGCAATCGCCTCTCGAGCCTTGCTAGTGCTTTTATTGGCACTTCCCTTGGGTCTACCTACATTTAAATTAGGGTGTTCGCTATTTTTCGCTAGTTTATTATCCATATAATCTCAAGTAGTTGATTTATAAGGGGTTTATTCTACACCAATATTATTAACTTGTTCTTCTAGTAATTGCTTGCGTGTTTTAGGCTCATTGCCTGTAGACATATAGTTTTTTAATGAATCAAGCACTTTTAACTGTGCTGGACTATATGCTAATGCTTTGTTAATTTCTTCAGGCCATTGACCAACCGTATATCCACGCAATGCTGAATCTGTAGCATTTTTAATAGCATCAGCTTCTGGCCTACCTTCATCTAATGTGGCTTGATAATCTAATGCGTGTTCTTTAAGAGTTTTAAGTTGTTTTGGCGACCAAGTTTTAGTTAATGCTTCTCTTGTTTGATTAGCAACAGGGTCAATATGCAACATTTCAGCAGCTAAATCGTGGTGCGTAAATTGGTCAGGCTTAAACACTTCTACCCCAACTCTATCGATAGGTAATGATGAATGTTTGCTATAACCCCCACCAGGCAATGGTGCGCCTGTTTCACCTATTGGATATGTTTCTGCAAAACCTTTATCTTCCATAGGGTTTACAACCACCATAGGATTGTGCTTTGCAACAAAAGGATAAGCCTGTGTTGCTTGAGAAAGCAAATCTGTAGCGTAATCAGCCATTATGCAATGTCAGCATCATGGAGCTTATTCATAGCCTTAGCTAACTTCTCTTTACGCTTTAGTCTATCGTTAATCTTCTTATTTAGAATGTCTTTATCGCTACCAACATTCTCTTCTTGCTTGCGTTTGTCTTTTTTGCCGACTACGGATGGTAGGTTAAACATTACAATTCCTTAAAATGAGCTTCTATTTTATCAACTATTTTAGCTAATCTTTCTTGAAAAGTCTTTTGGTTTTCAATAACTTGCTGTCTGATGTGTTTATTGTTTTCTTTTGCTTGGGCGATTTCTTGGGGGTCTAATGATTCTATCCAAAACTTACCGTATGTGTTTTTATACAGTTCTTCAGGTGGTTTTGTTAAAAAGTAAGGCATTGCACCGCACAATACTGCATCTAAGTTAGTAGAGCTAACACAGTCATAACTAAAGAATATTCTGCTTTCATTAAGTATTTCGGCTAATTCTGCTTTTTCTGCGGGGAATTGCCTAGTTATTTCAACGCAGTTAGGTAAGGGATTACCTTGACCTTTACCTACATAAAACGAATTATAAGTCCTATCTAAGCCCATATCATAGAAAGTATGGGTATCACATATAGCGTATCCCAGTATATCGCAGTCATTTCTAAATTCTTGGGCAAAAGATAAGGGAAAGTCTGTTTCTCCCCATACAATCTTTTTGCCTTTTAATAGCCCATCTTTGTTTAATAAATATCTAACGACTTTATTAGCTTGTAATGGGTTATCCGCTATTGTTTCAGGATAAATGACTACAGAGCCTTCTATGTGTCCTTGCGGGGCAATAAAGTCAGGGTTTGTATTGCCATAATCATAGACATATATGACAGTTTCATGCCCTATTCGGTTTAACTGGTCGCAAAGAAAGTGCAAATACCAATGACCACCGCTTTTATCTGTGTAAAACGGTGCGTAAACCGTAAATTTCACATTTCTGCTTTTTCAGTCTTTTTAGACTCTTTTTTGGTTTCGCCTTTTTCTTCTGTGCCAGCCATGTGTTTAGCATAAGCAGCTTCTAGCTTAGATTTTACTTTGCCTCTAGCATGGGTACGCTGTTCGGACAATGCAATCGCCAGGGCTTGCTTCTTAGGCTTTCCTGCGGCAACTTCTGTTTTGTAGTTTTTGCCGACTGATTGAGCCGAGCCTGATTTGTCCATTGGCATGATTATTTCTCCGTTTCGTACAATTTTAATACATTAATTGCTTCTTCGCATGAATTTACCCTATGTAATGGCCCACCTTGCCAGCCAGCAAATAGCTTAATTTGTAAAGGGGTTAGCTTCTTGGCTTCCCCATCCTTGACTTCAAGTAAAATAGTTTGGTCGTTA